TTATTTAGAATACCATACGCAGATCTTGATTCGGATCAACCACAAATTTGGGACGAGGGTGTTGGTTATGATTATTATGATGTTAATACTGAAGTACCTAACGATAAAAACTATTCTGACAGACCATCAAATTGGTATCAAACAACAACAATTGGTACTTGGGAACAACCTGGTATTTATGATAATAATAATGGTGGTTCATTTCCGTATTCGGCACTTACAATTGTTGACACACAACATTTTGAATTTGGTGATGAAAACATTGAATTTGATATGACAAATGAGATAAATGATTTGTTACAAGGTGGTATACCGAATTGTGTTGGTTGGGGTGTTGCGTATTTACCACAAGTTGAGAACTTGAGTGGTACTGCTAATGTGTATTCTGTTGGGTTTTTTACAAGACATACACAGACATTTTATGAACCATTTTTGGAAACAACATATGATGATTTAATTGAAGATAACCGTAATTCATTTTCACTTGTTAAAACGAATAAATTATATTTATATATTTACGAAGATGGTGATTTTAAAAACTTAGACACACCACCAAAAGTAACAATAACAGATTCTTCTGGTGACCCAATCGCAGGTTTAATTAATCTAACCGCGTGTACAAGAACAAAAGGTATTTACGAAATAACAATACCACCATTAATCGGATACAAAACACCTTGTACATTTCAAGACATATGGTCTAACTTAACAATGAATGGTTTTTCATTACCTAATGTTTATAATGATTTTGTTTTATACCCAATACAGAAAAACATTCAGATTGGTACCTCAACTAACGATCCGTCAATATATGGTTTTGACTTTTTTGGTATTAAACAAGATGAAAAAATATTAAACACAGATTTAAGAAAAGTTGGTGTGATTATTAAACAAGCATACACAACAAATAAGATGTTACCAAAGGTTGACGGTTTTTATCGTATTTACGTTAGAGAAGGAAACACTGAAGTACAAGTACAAGATTGGTCAAAGTTAAATCGTTCACCAAATGAATACTATTTTATGTTTGATACTAGAGATAAAATACCAAATGAATATTATATAGATTTAAAAGTGATTTCTTCTGGAGAAGTAAATACTTATAAAAGAACAATAAAATTTCAAATAGTTAATAAAAAATAAAATTATGGAAGAACCAAGAAGCGCAAATACAGAAACAATCATATGTCAAGAGGTATGTGATTTAAGTGGGGGTACAAGAACTGTATCTGTAACACCACCACACCCTGTGTGGACAGATGGATATGGAACACCTGTGACACAATTAAATATGGTTGTAATTGGTGGTGTAAACGGTTTAAACTCTTAATTATGAACCTAAATAGTATAATCAAAAAAGTATTAAAGGAAGAATCTAGATCTGGTAGATATATGTTTTTTTCTAATTTAGAACAAATTAAAAGACAGTGTGAAATACTTTTAGAACGAAATGAAGATGAGATTGAATCTATTTTAGAACAAGGTCACGACTGGGCACAAGATCATATTGCCGAAGCAAAAAACAATATGGATCAGGTATTTGATTTTATTATGAATGAAACTGAAGGTAGTGATTCTGATAATTATCACGACGACGATATGATGATGGAAGGAAGAAAAAAAACTGGAACAAAATTATGTGCTAGAGGTAAATCTGCCGCTAAATCAAAGTTTGACGTTTACCCAAGTGCGTATGCTAATGGTTACGCCGTACAAGTTTGTAAAGGAACAAAACCAGGTCTTGATGGTAAAAAACGTTGTTCTGGTGTTTATTGTTAAAAAAATAATTGTAAAAAAATTGTAGTTATTTAAAATAAAATACATATCTTTGTCAAACATAAAAAAAATAAAGATATGAAAAGAATTATTAATTTTTTTAGACGATTTAAACTGAACATTTATTTAATGTCCAGAAAAAAAAATGGTATTGTTGCGACATACGAAGAACAACCAACGTCCTACGAAAAAACCTGTTTTCAAATTTGTTTAAAAGCAATTAAACATACGGATTCAAAATTTATGATAGCACCAAAATCTGAAAAAAGATATATTGAAAATAAACCGATGGATCTTTTTATTACAATTGATGGTGGTAGGGTAGATTTAACAAATCACGTTTATCATTATAGTGTTAAATTAACAGAGAGAGATCAAGAACGAATCACATATATTTTTGATACTGAGACAGAAAAACGGAGATTGTCATATGAGGATTTAATTAATTCACAAATTAAAAACTCATTACATAACGTTTTAGAACGTATTACGAATCTCTAAAATAACCTTATCAACTAAAGAGTCAACCGACTCTTTTTTTGTTTTATGTGAAACCATAATCGGTTTTTGTCCTTTACCAGTTTGAGTGTCTTTTTTTTCCGCACGTCTTTTTTGTTGACAAGCGTTCTTTTTTTCAGAGTCTGACATCTTACCAGCAACACCTGCTGCTCTACATTTAGGATATGAACCACTATCAGCGTCTTTTCTACCACAAGGGGGGTGTTTACCATCAACCTTACGACAAATATCAACCCAAGGTCCTTTTGGTTGTGAAGATCCTTTTGGTTTTTTCTTTTTACCAAACCAAACCGCCAAATCCTCATTGACCGGTTTTTCTTTTATTGAATGTACTGGGTGTGTCTCAACATTGTAGGAATTTTCTTTTTTTTCCCACATACCAACAATTTTTTTAACATTTTTTTTTATTGTGTTTTTTTTTAAATTTTTGTTTATAGGAATGTCACTCTCAATACTAAACGGACCAAGTTCTGGTTCTTCCCATTTTCTCATACCTAACTCTTGTGGTCCAGAGTACTCACCAGTTGTTGTTGATGTGGTTGCTTCTTTTAATATTTTCTTTAATATTTTCTCAATTATCATTACATATATAAATATCTTAATATATGGAAAACGAAAATAAAGAATTTGGTAATTTATTTGGGACAATACCATTAATCTCTGAAGAACACTTGGATGCGATATTATCGGCAATGACAAAAGAAGATTCTACATACTATTTAGTTGAAGCAATAAAAGCTGCATATAATAGGGGTGCATTTACAATTGGTGAAGTTGAGGTTATATCAAAGGCTATTAGAGTGTCAACATCAATTAATGATTAGTAAATCTTCTTGTTAGTTATAGACTGATAAGGCTTTTATTTTATATGATGATTCCTATTTGTTTGTATGTTGTTGTATTTTATATATCTGTTTAAATGAAAAACACATATTGTTAATATACCAATAATTTCTGACCAAAGAATATTACCAAAGATTAAAGGAATAACCGAACACAAATACGGAAATATATACCACTTTATTTTTGATCTAATTAATGAAACACCAGAAAAAATAAAAAACGCTATTGCAAATATATTATGTATCCAAAAAAATTGTGTAACCGAAAATGCTGTAATCATCATTAAAAGAAATGATGGAATCCACCAGTTCTTAATGGAAAACAAATAATAAGAGGTTGAAGCATTTACGAATATAAACATCGGTTGCATTTCTGTTTCCCAATAAGAAGATAAAGAAATTTTTTGCCCACACACTAGGATGTAAATAAAAGGTGATAACGCGGCTAAAAAAATAACCATAAATTTAACTAATGGATGATTTACAAGATTTTCCATTACTATCTAATTATTTTTTGAGTTGTGCCATCGTCAAAAACTATAATGATTACACCTTTGGTATTTTGTGGATTTATATCTTGTCCTAATATGTTTGTATATTTTAATATGACTTTTGATGATATTAATTTTTGGGCCAATATTGGTCCGTATGTTTTATTATTACCATCTTTATCAAATTGACGTAATTTATAGTATGTTAATTCCCTTTTAGTATAATCAATATAGAAATAATTTAGTTCCTCAACAGAATTACCAGCCGCAGTCTCTTTACGGATTTCCACCCACGATTCACCATCTTCACTACTTAACAAGGAATAATAATCACTATTACTTTCAGATGATGTTGTCCATTTAATCGTATTATAATCTGAATGAGATGTAGCCGTAAATTGAGTAAGTTCTACAGGTAACCCAACAGGTGCTGACATTCTGACGGTGTATTCCTCAATTTCGCCGTATCCATATCCTGTTGAATTATACGCATCGGTTGATGGTGTTGCGTTCCACACTGATATTACTCGCATTTTTGTATCACCAACTAATGCGTCTTCAGGTACTGTAAATTGTTGAGAGACTGAACTAGCGGGTGCTTTTTGCATAATGTTTTCAGTAGTTTGGAATGTACCATCTTGATTAAAATCAATCCAAGCTGCCTTTCCTTGTCCCGGTGACGCAGTGTTTGTTGAAGACATCAGTAGTTCATAAGAATCACCTATGTTTAAATCTATTATTTGTGATGTAAAATCTCCATAAGCATCTCCATCATTAGTTGATGTGTTATTGATATTCCCTAATGTAACATTTGTTATGTAATCTCCATCAGAAACACCATAAGTAAAAACTGGCGCATTAATAAGATTCACCTCAACGATGTTTGAAACACCAACTGGACATATCCCATCTTGTGATGTGGTTCTAAAATATACACTAGACTCTTGAACGTTTATCGCAATACTATAAGGATTAGTAGGGTTAGCAAATGAACCTGCAACCGAAGAAAAATTATTATATGACCACTCAATAAGAGTTGTTGAACCTCCATTACCTGTAGTCGTAAGAGATATGGCATCATTAACAACAGTTTCCAATTTATTAGATGTTAACGTTCCACCAGCAGTTGGTATAGTGCAAGGAATTGAAATTGAAAATGTTCCAGTACACGGGCTGTTAGGGGTTGGCCACGTATCAAAAATCAAATAATAGGCAATACCAGAGGTAACATTTGCCGTCAAAGATTGTGTAGACGCGGAACTTCCGACACTTCCGACGCAGGTTCCACCTGAAGTTGGACAACCTTGGAATAGCCATATTGATGAATACGTTTGTCCCGAATAAGAAATCGTTATTTCTCCCGTAGTACTTGGTGTAAACATATATAGTGCTTCTTGTCCACCTAAATAGAAACCAGACGCACCTCCGCAAACGGTAACATTACTTGAACTAAAGCTACCAGGAAGAGCAACGGATGTACATGATAAACCTTGATTGGTTACAGGTAGTGACGATATAATTGACGGGCAAACTGAATTACAGGATCCAGTACATGTGTAGAAGGTACCCCCACTTACCCAAGTTGATTTGTCTGCACCATTACAATTCGATCTAACCCACCAATAGTAAGTTGTGTTGGTGGTTAAACCAGATAAATTCTTTGTAGTAATACCCGCAGCAGTAGTTGTTGTTGCAACAGTACCCACCACAGGTGTCGTTGAAGATGTTGAATAATAAATATCGTAACCATCCCCTGGTGCTGGAGATGCTGCTGTCCAGGATAAAGTTGCTGTTGTAGTAGTTACGGCAGAAGATATAAGGTTTGAAGGTAAACCAGAACATACCGGTGCTGAAACCACAGAAAAGGTATAATCTTCATATTCGCCATTGGAGGATGGACCGCAAGAAGTAATTGCACCCGACCAACTATTTGCAACACGCATACGGTAATTTCCGTTTGCGGTACCTACAGGAATTGTAATAGTTCCAGTATGATTACTTGTGTAAGATGTGGTTGCAAAGATTGTTTCATTGGCATCAGCAAAGTCTAAATCATTGTTCCAGTCAATCCAACAATAAAAATAGTTAGTTCCAGAACTTGGTGTTAAGGTTATAGAGGTCGTCGCACCTATATAGTTGGAACAACTAATGGTTGAAGAATAATTAATATATCCGCCAGCACTAGCACTAGTGGTATTACTAATGTTTGTTTGACCACCAGTGGTCACAACATTAGACAACCAATAGTTGGTAGCACCTATTGGCATACAATATGAAAGTGTAACCCCAACTGGAGTAGAGTTAGCTGTATTTCCACCACATGTAACCCGACATCTAAACCACGTTGCTGTTGTTAATGCGGCAGTTGTGTGCGAAGCGGTTGTTGCACCAGTGCCACCTGTAACATTCACATATGTTCCGCCTAATGTTGCCGAACTTTGCCATTGGTAGGTTACTCCTGATCCTGAAGTTGTATTTTGTAAGGATAAATTCACCGTCCCACTAGGGGCAACAGTTGCTGAAGAAGATATTGTATTTCCTGGAGCTGGTGTACCTGTACACGCGGAGCCAGCAATATAAGTTAGTGTAATATCATCCACAGCAGGTGCAACGTGGGGACTGGCGTTATCTGATTTAAACGTAAATACCAATCTTACAGTTGTGCCAGCAAGAGCAGTTAAATTTACTTGCGGCATTGCTGTAAAACTGGTATACGCTGATGCTGTATTTGTAAATCTATTTGTATAACCTGTAGATGGAATTGTCCCATTTACAGGGGTATTTGATGTGGTAGTAGTAAATACGTAAAAATAATCATAGGTGTTATCTACAGTTGGGTACTTTAATTTATAATTTAAAAATACATTAGTTGCTCCGGCTGGTATTGCAATATCTCTATAAAAATGACCAACAGAAGATGTATTAGTTCCACCATAAACAGTAGTCGTCCCCCAATAAGCTGCTTTAGTTCCTGTTGCAGCCCCACCAGCAGTACCTACTCTCCATGTTCTTGTAGAAGTTCCAACGGCTGTCCAACCATTAGCAGCAAATGATGATGTTGTAGCTTCAAAACCACCATTACTAGTAGTAATAAGCACATCCTGTCCATAAACACTCCCAACCACAAGCATTGAGAGGGCAAGTATGAAAGATTTAAAAAACGAAGATGTCCCACTTTGTCTGAAAGCTTGACATTGAGTGTAAACCGAGGTAATCATTCCGAATACACAAACAAGAGCACGTAATAAATTTTTCATATGTTTTGGGTTTAAAGTTAATATTTCTTTTATCTAATAAATAGTAAAAAAAATATAAAAAAACCTTAGTAATGAATATTTACAATTGTTTTTTTATCAAAGACATACATTCATCGAATATAATAAATGGCCACAATCATAGATTTTATAAAAACCCCTTTCTTCCATAATTTGAGATTCACTTTTTGTCTTATCAAAACCCTCTTTAACCAAAATATCTTTTCTGTATTTGAAACGGTATTCTCGTTTTTTATTCTTAATGTAGAAATAATTGGGTTCGGTTTTTTTTACAAAATCAAAACCTATTTTCTGATATAGATTACCAACACTCCAGCGTCTATCAGCGTAACTAATTATTTGTGTAGGATTATAATCAGAAATGAATTTTTTTAATAATTTAGAAGCACCCCCAATAACATTATGATTTAACTTATTACAAAATCTAAGTAATTCATATTCATTGTTATTGATATTTTTATTTCCCATACTTCTCAGTTTTTGACCAAACGTCATTAGTGATACCAAAATATTATTATAGTACAGACCAATATTTACTGAACTACCAACACAACCTTGAATGTGATTTTGATCAAGAAATGTTGTTTTTGTTTTAACATCAACATATCTTAACTCACATTTCCTACCATATATACGTACATCAGACAAACCCAATAAACTTTTCAATCTACTTTTAACGTGATCTTGTTTAAACATCCATTCATCCTCAAAGATTTGAATTAATCTAATGTCACTTTTTTCACACAATTCAGTTTTATTTAGGTGGTAGGTTTTATCTTTAAATATTGTTGAATGATAATAAAGACCATTAAATTCAATTGCAAGATTATGGGTTGGGATATAAATATCTAATTCCTGACCATTAAGTACACCCCTATCGTTTCTAATATATGGAATATTAATACTATCCAAAAATAAACAAATCTCATTCTCCTTAATTGATCTTAACTCATTGATGGGATTACAAGTGGTACAAGGGTTTAAATTCTCACCAAATCTAAAATATAATAAACTACGATTAATTTCATAGTTGAAGTCACAAACATCACATAATATCGTTATATTATTACCAACATAATCAATAATTTTTAAATCTTTGTACTTCACAAAAAATGAACTACGTTTAATATCCGAAACTTGTTTTCTAGAAGATTCCAAAATCAACGGTGTTGTAACACCATACCTTAATGTGTTTGTTTGTTTAACCTTATCCTTGGTGGTCTGTAATTTTGAAATATGATCAACACCATATTTATCAAATGTTCTTTGTTTTATTAATTCTGAATTTTTAAACGGATTATCAAACCCAGTTTTTTTAATATTTGTTTGTTTAACCTTTTCTTTTATAACATCAGAAGACAATGGTACGATACCGCCGTATCTTTCAGTATTAGTTGTTTTAATATCGTTTATCCTATCAACACACGTATTAGTACATACTAATGAACAATACTTACCATAACCCTCAGTAAGTGATCGTTTAAACGTTAATTCACCACCACAATTCTTACACGTTGGTATTGTCGGTGTCTTGAAGATATAATGCCAAACTTTTTGTTTAAATGTAATATCTTTTAAATCATTTGTGTAAGAAATAATATCATTATATAAATCAATATGATGTTTTTTTAAATGATTTTCTTTACATTTTGATCCGTTACTATTTTTTTTAATAAAAAATTCTATTAAGTCCATATTTTTTTAATTATGTGATATTTATGTATGATGCAAAGATAATTATTATTGCAAATATAAACATAAAAATTTAAAAAACAAGAAAAATGGCTGATTTATTAATGAAAATGCCCATACCTTACGAACCAAAACGTAATAACCGATGGATTTTAAGATTCCCATCATCATTGGGGTTAAACGAGTGGTACGTTGAAAGTACATCAAGACCGAAATTAAAAATTAATTCCGTTGCGATACCATTTTTGAACACTGAGGTTTATGTTGCTGGTAAATTTAACTGGGAAGCATTACCAGTTACATTTAGAGATCCAATTGGACCATCTGCAACACAAGCGGTTATGGAGTGGATAAGAACTTGTGCGGAGTCAGTAACGGGTAGAATGGGTTACGCGGCTGGATATAAGAAAAATGTTGATCTTGAAATGTTAGACCCAACTGGTGTTGTTGTTGAGAAATGGATTCTTGAAGGTGCTTTCTTAACAGGTTACGATGGGGGTGCTTTAAAATATGGTTCAGATGAGGTATCAACAATATCAACAACAATTGTAATGGATCGTTGTATATTGGTTTATTAGTTTTTTATTAAAATATATCTGTCCAAACTCAACTTTGTTAAATTCCCGTATATTTATATGTATGGGAATTTTTATTTGTAAAATATGTGATAAAGAATTTAACACAATTAATAGTCTTAGATCACATTCAGTTCAAAAACATAATATGTTGGCAGAAGATGTTTATGTTAAATACATCTTAAATGATGTAACACCTAAATGTGAATGTGGTTGTGG